AGAGAAAACACGTTATGCTAAACCATTTGAAACACTACAAATTAAAATTCCATATACAACCGGTATGAATCCATTTAGCGGATTAGTTGATTTATTTGAAAAAAAGAACATTTTGAAAAAAGATGGTAATAGACTTAAATACGTGGCTACTGACGGTACTGAAATTAAACTATACCGTAAGGAATGGGAAAGTAATACTAACGGCGCTCTTGAAAGAGTAATGAATGAGTTTACTGACGAACCAGTAGTATTTGAAGATATCATTGATGATGAAAACGTCACGGAGGACGAAAATGTTGAATGAAACACAAATTGCTGATGTATGGTTGTTATTTGCAGATTATATTGATAAAAAACAAGCAGAGATTGCTGCCGAACGATATATTGAATTACTAGCAGATTTTGGTGTTAGTGATCGTACATTCCAAGGTACTACTGGCGTTGATCCTGTTTTAGATCAGGCTGTTACTTATTACTTAGAAGATAACAGCGACGATGATGACGATTATGCAGATTTGGAGTTTTAATGAGTTGGTATTCTACAATAGCTAATGACATAACACGTTTACACGATGGCATTTTGCATTTTCAAACAGAGTTGACAAGTGCTAAACAAGAGTGTAAAATAATAGGAAATGTAGAAAAAGCGTCTGCAGCAATGCCAGGCATAGTAGAACATCGGTACAATCAGCTTCAAGAAATTGAAGCTATCCTAGAGTTCCTTAATATTGAACTTAAACGATTAAAGAGTTATCACTTTAGAAAATATTTAGAAACATACGCAAGAGCATTAAGCAGTCGCGATTGTGAAAAATTTGTTGAAGGCGAAGATGATGTAATCGAATATGAAAAGATCATTAATGAATTTGCGTTACTAAGAAACCAATGGTTGGGCATTACAAAAGCCTTAGATCAAAAATCGTATGCATTAAGTAATATTATACGATTAAGATGTGCAGGTATGGAAGACGCAACTATTTAATTAAACATTGTGACGGGCTTAGTGCCCGTCATTACTATAAGGTGTATAACACATGAACACAATTGACAATTTGCTTTATTTTGTATTTCTTGAAGCAATGACAACTCCTCCTCCATTCTCATCAAGAGACAATAAAACATTGCGAAGCTTACACAGTGCAATGACATCCGATACATATATTACTGAAAAGCAAGGTTTACTATTACTTGCTATTTTAAATAATCAACTATATGCGCCATTTATGTTACTGGCTAATCCTGACTATAAAGAGTATATTGAAACTCCATTATGGAACAACCCATTTCGTGTACTTCCGGATGTTAAAAAGATATATCATATTCCGGCTGGCTCAAATCAAATACCTCTATACCACGGGTTACGCGATAACTACACAGGTGTGATTGCAATTGAATTTACATTCTCATCTACTATCCGCAACCATTTAAAACCGTTATCATCTGTAATCCATCAAGTCAAATCTGGTTCTTTTTATATTGTAGACTATACAGAACGTAACTTATATACTGTAATGAAAAACTTAGAACAATATAACTTTAATGTTGACCCCGAATTACGTGAACACTACAATACAATTGTGTCGTGGGATAAAGCAAATGTTGACAGTCAATTTTTAATTGATAATATTGAATTTCCTATGTTTAAGGAAGTATTTACTAATGACTTAGGCGATAACATTGATCTAAACAATTTATTAATTAAAGACCGTAAACATCGATTTCAGTACACTAATACGGTTGCATGTAACAATAATACATTAACAGAAACTATTGCTAATCGTACTAATACAAAAATATGGATTAATAGTAATATGCATACGTTAACTGATATTGTTAAATCTCTAATTGAGTTAAAAAGATTACCAATGTTAGTAGTATTTGATCAGACCACACCATTATCTACAATTACACAATTTAATGAATTAGCATCTGCACTAACTGATAATAACATTACCAACGGTGTTGGGATTTACTTTAGATTAGATAATACACCAGATGGTAAGATATTTAATGACGCTATTGCAAATAGAAAGTATAATATTATGTTAGACAACTCAACATCTGTTGCAGGCGTACTTGGTGGTAAATTACCTAAGTTCTTTCTTAAAACAACATGGAAACCTATGAGCGTGCTGTGCATTAAAAATAATTTACGACAAAGTAAAACGGCTGTATATGCAAAATGTAGTGACTTAATTATCACATATACACCAACAGAACCATTAATCGAAACGAGGAACATATGGGAGTCAAATTAGTTATAAAAGACGAAGTCAATATTAAGTTTGATCATTTACCATTAGATGTAAGAAAAAAATTAGCAAACGCATTTAAATTTGAAGTACCGTATGCTAGATATCAGCCTGCATTTAAGTTAGGCAGATGGGACGGTACTGTAAGTTTATTTGGATTAGGCGGTACAGGATATTTAAATAATTTAGAAGCTATCTTGGGTATACTGAATAAAAACGGTGTTGAGATATCTGAAATAGAAGATTTACGAAGTCATTATAAATTAGATTTTATACCAGTTACAGAAACATATTGGGCAGATCAAGGTAAGGTATGGCCGGAAGGTCATGCGCTAGCCGGGCAACCTATAATGTTGCGTGACTATCAAGTAGACGCGGTTAATAAATTTTTACAGCAAACACAAGCATTACAAGAAATTGCAACTGGCGCAGGTAAAACAATTACAACTGCAACACTAGCACATATATGCGAACCGTACGGACGAACTATTGTTATTGTTCCAAACAAGAGTTTAGTAGAACAAACTTGTGAAGATTTTGTAAGTGTCGGGTTAGACGTTGGCATGTACTATGGCGATAAGAAAGATATAAACAAAACACATACGATATGCACATGGCAAAGTTTAAATATTTTAGATAAGAAAAGTAAAAATCACGAACACGATATTATATCACTAGCTGAATTTTTAGATGGTGTAACTGCGGTAATTGTTGACGAAGTACACATGGCAAAAGCAGATGTATTGAAAAATTTACTTACACACAACTTATGTAACGCACCGATACGTTGGGGGTTAACAGGTACAATACCAAAAGAAAAGTTTGAATACGAACAAATATTTGCAAGTATTGGACCAGTAGTAGGTGGTATCAAAGCACATGAGTTACAAGAAGCAGGTGTGTTATCAAATTGCCATGTAAAGGTAATGCAGTTAATTGACTTACGCGAGTTTAGGGCATATGCGGATGAAATAACGTATCAAGTTACTGATGAAGATAGAATGCGGTTTATTAGTAGCACTATTAAAACTATTGCAGAAACAGGTAATACATTAGTGTTAGTCGGCCGTATTGAAAGCGGTAACTTTATTGCAAATGAAATTGAAGATGCGGTGTTTGTATCGGGTAATGTAAAAACAAAAGATAGAAAAACAGAATACGACGAAATTAAAACATCAACAAATAAGATTATCGTAGCAACATATGGTGTAGCGGCTGTTGGTATTAATATACCTAGAATTTTTAATTTAGTATTATTGGAATCCGGTAAAAGTTTTACACGGGTTATACAAAGTATTGGTAGAGGAATTAGGAAAGCACATGATAAAGATTTTGTGCAAATATATGATATTACTAGTACGTGTAAGTATGCTAAGAAACATCTTGCAGAAAGAAAGAAATTTTACAAAGACGCACAATATAAATTTGAAATTAATAAGGTAGATTGGAAATGAATATATTAACTGTACACAACACGTCGTTTTCATTAAATAACCTACCTGACGAAGTAGATGATAACATGCAATTTGGTATATTAGATAATAGTAATCCGCAAGATCCAGATTTCTTCTTTATGCCACTAATATATCTAGAATCGTTTAATGCACCCGCAATGGTGTTACGTATTGGCAATCACGAAGTTACTATGCCAATTGATTGGTGTATTGCAGTTGGCGATAGTACTACTGCAACACAGATAGAAATATTGCCGTTAACAAGTCTAAATGACAGAGGGTTTAATGCACTAGTGTTTAATCCAATATCTGATTTTAGAATAGAGTTTGAAAAGATTGAAATTGTAAATTTTTATAATGATGTTAAATGGTACTTTCCTAAAATGAAACCAGGGCATTTATTAACAACACCGTTACAAAATTGTACAGGACCTAAGTGCGTGTACTTTGTAAAGGAAGTATCAAGACAAAGCGAATTAATACATTTAGACAAACTACTATAAGGATTATTATGGACGGACCAGAAGAAAAACTAAAGTTAGCTGATAAAATAAAAGCCGTTGATATGGGTGTTATGGACTTATGGGATGCAATGGGAGAAGAAAATCAAAAAGGTCTCAAAGGCGAATTCTTTATCCTAAATCGGTATATTAGCAATGTAAAAAAACAACCTCGTGAAATACAAGAACATTTTGTAATAGCAGTAAACGAATACTATAATAAAAATTGGTTTAGTTTACAACATCATCCAAAACTATTATGGCAACTTCTTTGTTTATGCAGTTACAATGGTAACAAAACATTTTTCCATGAATGGATTGGATTTAAGAAAAAAGAAGGTGCAAATACTAAGAAGATAAACTTTTTAGCAGAGTTGTATCCTGATATGAAAATGAAAGAAGTTGAAATGTTAGCAGAACTAACTACAGATAAAGAGATAACAGCACTTGCTAAACAATGTGGACTTGAAGATAAAGATATTAAAAAGAAATTAAAATAATGAATGAACCTTCTAAACCATTTCAATGCCAGTATTGCAAAAGTAAATATGCAAGAGAAAGTACCCTTGTAGTACATGTTTGTGAGCAGAAGAGAAGAGCACAAGCTCAAACAGAAAAACATGTAGTATTAGGTTTTGAAACATACAATATATTTTATAAGAAGACACAAAACTTTCATGGTGTAAAAACATATGATGAATTTTGCAAGAGCCCGTTTTATAATGCATTTGTTAAGTTTGGAAGTTTTGTTAATAATGTTAAACCGTTGTATCCTGATAAATTTATAAACTTTGTAGTAGATAGTGGTGCTAAACTTGATCACTGGTGCAGAGACGACTTATACGACAAATATGTTGTTGACTTAATAAAAACCGAATCAGTCGACACTGCATTAGAAAGAAGTATCGAGCACATGATAACATGGGGTGATGCACACAATGCTAATTGGAATCAATACTTTCTATATGTAAGTGTAAGTAGAGCAGCGTATGATATTAAAGACGGCAAGATAAGTCCGTGGATAGTATTAAATTCAAATTCTGGAAAATTAATGATTAAAAAATTTAACGATGATCAACTTGCAGCAGTAAGTGCAGTACTAGATATTCCATTTTGGTTTAGTAAGTTTAGGCAACGTCCGGAGGATGTAAGTTTTGTAAAAACTATTGTCAGTGAGAGCAATATATGAGCATAAATAATTTGGTTGAGTTAAGCCATTTTAACCGCTGGAGGTTTATTACATATGCCAGATATTGATATAGATTTTGCAAACAGAACGTTAGCACTATCGCACTTACCGCATATCTCGGCAGCTATTACTAACGAAAATTCTTTTAAAAAACACAACACTGGTGTTTATTGTCAATCAATTCCTTACAATCCAGTTAATGGAATAAGCACAGTTGATTACAAAGATGCCGAACACAGGGGATATTTTAAAATTGATTTCTTAAATGTTAATATGTATAACGACATTAAGAATAACGACCATTTATTACAGTTAATGGAGACTGAACCTTTATGGGAACTTTTACTTCAAGAGGAGTTTGTAAACCTGTTATTTCATATAAACGGGCACACAGATATTCTGAAACAGATGCAGCCGACTTCGGTGGAACAATTAGCTGCAGTCCTAGCAATGATAAGGCCAGCGAAACGCTACTTGATTGGGAAAGAATGGACTACGGTGATGAACGAAATATGGGTCAGCACAGACACTGATGCCGGGTATTCATTTCGCAAATCTCATGCTATTGCATATGCAATGGCAATTGTTGTTCAGATGAATTTAATTTGTCAGGAAGATTAGCGGGTTTTTCGGACGAGTTGAACAGACTTACGTTTAACTCGTTTGATTGATAAGTTCATTAGATTAACTACTGGACCTAACAGAACTCTAGTATCTTTGCTACTAAAGGTCTTAATGGCGTAGCTAAATGGTTGTATTTCGTCTCTACAGAATATAGATATAGGAAACTGTCGATTAGATTCCCACCACCATAACTCGCCTATTTCTAAAAACGCTGCTTTGTCTTCGATTGCTTGAATCGCATTTAAATCGTAAAAACTAGTAACGTACTGATCTTGGTTAATAATAATACCAACATACTCATCACTGCCGTAGTTTAACACGCTAATAAACGGTAAATTTTGTTCTATGTTATCTCTTAAGTTTGCCATAAATATATAAAAAGGATATTGCCAATGCAAAAAATATCAAGTTATTTATACCCAAATAGGATCGAGCTTCTTATCGATCTGGCTGGATTTACAGTGGAGTTTACATCAGTGTACCAAAGAAACGTGAAACTATATAATGGTATTGATAATACCATTGAGTTCGATATAAAGAACGCAGACCAAAAACGAATTGACTTAACTACGTTAAGCAATCTTAAATTAAACATTATGGATGCTAGTGGTAACGCATTGCCAAACAGCCCATATAATATTACTCCTATTCTAGAGAAAAAGGGAATATCATACGTTACTATTCCCCAAAATGATTTAGCTGATCTATCACCCCAATTTTTAAAATATAGCGTAAGTGCAACTAAAGATGATAGAGATGTTATGCTATATGCAGATTCTAGATTTGGTGCTGTTGGTACTGTAGAACTAATAGGTAACGCTATGCCAACCTCTCGTACTAGCAAACTATACAACACATTTACTGGTGAAATTGATTTTATGGGAAATGTAGTATATCATACTAGTGCTATTCCTGCTACATTCTACGAGTCAATTCCTACAACACAATTATCATTTGAAATTGCAATAACTGGGTTTATTGGTAAAATATGGTTAGAAGGAACTACTTCATCAACTATTAGCGTTAACTCTTACTTACACGCGCTACCTCTTGCATCACAAACTATACTGCTACCAAGATCAGAACCTGTAGTTTTTAACAACATTGATATCGCATATTTTAAATACTTTAGAATATTGTATCAAGGAAATAGCCCAATCAACCCAACCGGAAAGGTTGACAGTGTTACTGTTTCATAGTATAATACAACTTTAAACTAACAGATACCTATCATGAACCTTATTACAGATACATTACGAATGTACTGGACTACTGGTAGGCGAACTAAAACAACTCCAAGTGGATGGATAACTGGCAACGCTCCTTGTTGCCAGGATACCCGCCAGCGTGGTGGATTTATTATTAATGACGGTGACGCAGTAACATTTCACTGCTTTAATTGTAGCTTTAAAGCTAGTTGGCAACCAGGTCGGCACATTAGTAAAAATATGAAATCACTTATGGTCTACTTAAACATGAGTGACAGTGAAATTAGTAAACTTACATTAGAAGCATTCCGTTTAGAATCATCAGAAACTTATGTGATGAAAACAATGATGCCTACATTTGAGTTAAGAACTATGCCAATTGAAGCAAAACCTATTACCTCATATTTAGATAACATACCTAACAAACTAGTTCCGGTACTGGAATATCTTGCAAACAGAAACTTATATTTAGAAGACTATCCATTTTATTGGACACCTAAAACTGGATTTAATGACAGAATTATTATTCCATTCTTTTATGAAAAACGCATTGTAGGGTACACCGGTAGACTGATATACCCAAACAAAACACTACCAAGATACTTATCAGAACAACAACCTGATTATGTATTCAACTTAGACAGGCAACCACATGGCCGCGCTTTTGTTATTGTGTGTGAAGGTCCATTTGATGCAATTAGCATCGATGGCTGTGCTATACTAGGGTCACAAGTAAAAGAAAAACAAGATTGGCTATTAAAAAGATTAAACAGAGAAATTATATTAGTACCAGATAAGGACCACGAAGGACCTAAAACTGTAGAACAAGCAATAGATTATGGATGGTCTGTTAGTATGCCGGATTGGCCAG